CTAATATGAGCCCACAAGCAGGGTCATTAAATCGTGGTATTTGGAAGCTACTAGAAACATCAGTACGTGGTTGGGCAGTTCAACGTAATCAATCATATACAATCTATGTTGGTGGATTATATAATAACCAAGATAAAAAAATTGGTAATGGTGTTGTAGTCCCGCATGGTTTCTACAAGATTGTTATTAATAATCAAACTAAAGAAGTAGCAGGTTGGTCATTCCCACACATTGCTCCATATCCAAATCTAGGTAATGATTTAACAAAGTTTCGTTTACCAATTGGGCAAATTGAACAACTAGCAGGTGTTACTTACTCATTCCCACAAGGTGCTATTGAATTACCTCCAGGTAAAGAATGGCCAGTGGATTTCGGCGCATTAACAAAAGCGAAGCGTGCAAAATGTGGCGCAAACGCATCGGATGACTAAAAATGAAATATCGCACGATATTCATAAGTGATGTTCACTTAGGTACTCGTGATTGTCAAGCAAATAAGTTAAATAATTTCCTCAAACATAATAGTTGCGATACACTCTATTTGGTTGGGGATATTATTGATGCTTGGAAAATTCAACAGAATAAATGGCGTTGGAAACAATCTCATACTAATGTAGTTCGTAGAATCCTTGGTCATGCAAAACGTGATACAAGGGTTATATACATAGCAGGTAATCATGATGAATTCTTAAGACCAATGATCCCATACGGATTTTCTTTTGGTCTAATTGAAATTAAAAATCAAACAGAACATATCGGAGTAGATGGAAAGCGTTACCTAATAACTCATGGTGATTTATTTGATGGAATTACTCGTCTTGCTCCTTGGCTTAATTTTTTAGGGGATAAAGCATATGATATTATACTCAGCCTCAACAGTAGATTTAATTGGATTCGTCATCGTTTGGGTTTTGGGTACTTTAGTCTTAGCCGTTATCTTAAACACAGAGTTAAGAAAGCTGTAGATTTTATATTTCAGTTTGAAAAAAATCTAGCATCATATTGTAAGAAAAAAGGATATGATGGGGTTATCTGTGGGCATATTCACCATGCTGAGATCAAAGAGATCGATGGGGTAATATATATGAATGATGGTGACTGGGTTGAATCATGCACTGCTCTTGTTGAACATTATGATGGTAAATGGGAAATTATAACTTGGACCAAGGAGAACGATAATGAAAGTTCGAAAAATAGTAAAAAAGATGTATCAAGCGTGTATCAATCATGACAGAGTTAAAGAAAAGAAATTATGGTTGAAAGCATTAAAGAAGTCACTGAAGCATAAACATACACATGTCATTAAGTAATAAAATTACCATAGTTGTTCCTTGTAAAAACGAGGAGAACTATATTGCACATTTGTTAATGCATCTGAAACTACAAAAAATTGGTGGGACCAGAGTTATTATCGCAGATTGTTCTACAGATAATACAAGACAAGTTATCGCTGATAACAAAGGTGATCTGAATGTTGAAATAATTGAGGGTGGTCCAGTTTCTATCGCAAAAAACAATGGAGCAAAACTGGCAACAACTCCATACATTTTGTTTATTGATAGTGATGTAAGATTCTTTGATGAATATGTTATACGAGATGCCGTTTCTGAAATCGAATCTAACGAATTAGATCTTATTGGTTTATATGCTAAGTGTTATGATGAAAGCAGAGTTGCTCAGATTGGATTTATGTTGTTTAATTTTGTTAACAAGATTATGAGTCATAAAGTTCCATTCGCTGTTGGTGCATTTATGTTAACACGTAGAGATAAGTTTGAAGAGTTTGGTGGCTTTGCTGAGAAGTATGGAACCAGTGAAGATTTCTTTTTATCTAAACAATATGATACTAAGAAGTTTAAATTAGTCAATCACTACTTTGGGCAAGACAGTAGAAGATTTCAAAAGATGGGTTATTTTGGTATGGCTTGGTATTTGATTAAAAACTTTTGGAATAGAAACAACGAACAATATTGGAATCAGACAGATTATTCTAAATACTGGAATTAAATGAAAACTCTTGCATTGTTTATGCGTCACCCTGAATGTTCTGAGGATTGCGCATATGCAATGATTCATGCGTTATCGTCTGACTATCAGATAAGAATTTTTACTGAGAAGGAATTAGATGATGATAATTTCTTTGACAATCTTGATGTTATTGCTTTTCCTGGTGGGATTGGTGATAGCGACACTTATCCTAATTTCTTCACTAGAAAGCGAGCGAATAAAATCGCTGACTTCATATCAAGAGGTGGTTACTATCTTGGTATCTGCATGGGTGCTTATTGGGCTGGAGAGCGTTACTTCGATATACTTGATGGTGTCAACCCAGTTCAATATATAAAAAGATTTGGCGCTGATGTTAAACGAAGCTACGGAACAGTGGCTTCAGTTACATGGAAAAACCAACAGGAAAAAATGTATTTCTATGATGGTTGTGCATTAATTGGCGATGAAGAAAGATTTAAAGTAATTGCTCGTTATGCAAACAATGACCCAATGGCTATTATACAAGGTAGGATTGGTTTGATTGGTTGTCATCCTGAAGCACCAAAGTATTGGTATGAGAAACCTTGGCAGTATATAAATAAACACTATCATGATGGAAGACATCATGACTTACTATTAAACTTTGTAAATGAATTGGTGGAATAATGCACTCGCTATATAAAATCCTGTTGAAACTTTGTCAGATCCTTGCTTGGTTTCTGGCATTTTTTACCATCCCAATTATGGGTGCTCTTTTAGTTGTCTGTGTATTGTCTATCGGTATTACTTTGCAAATGTTGTTGGTCTTGCATCCTGCTCTTGGACGTAAACTTGATCGGATGTTTGAATATCACTTCATAGAACGACTATTTCCCTCTAAATAACCCTTCTGTAGCAACAACTTACGTAATCCCCTCAACTTTTGAGGGGTTTCAACATTTCGCTTTACTTTCATTGCGAAGTGGCGTATAATAGCTGTATAAATGATGAAAAGGTGATAAATGTTTATTTTAAAAATAACGTGCGAAATGGGTTATAATTATAACTATAAATTTAATAATCTTAAATCGTTAAGAACTGAATTAAATAAATGGTTAAAAACTATAGACGAAACTCCGCTTTATAATATTGAAATAATTTTTGAGGGATAAAAATGGCTGCGATGAAAGAACTTTGGGAAAATATCAATTATCTTCTAGATACCACTAAGTGGTCTTGTGAGGAAATTGCAAACTCTATTGGTTGCCCAGTTGAATGGGTAAACGAAATTGTTGAACAGCGTTGGAATGAAATTTTGGAAGAAGTCTGAAATGATTACCGTATATATTTTGTGTGAAGAAGTTGACATCATCGGTGTATACAAAACTCGTCAGGAAGCACTAAATGATGCGTTGAGGTATGAATTGAATAATTGGTTTATTGATGAGAAGGAATTGAAACTGTGAATAAATTTGCAATGATGAAACAAAAGAATGCGATCGATAGTGAGATTCTCTTGATTACTCAAGAAGAATGCGCTGAAGTTACGCAAGCAATAAGTAAAGTATTCAGGTTCGGTATGGACGACGAACACAAAGGTCAAACAAATAGGGAACATCTTGAAGAAGAGATCGGTGACCTTATGTGTATGATCGACCTATTGATTGAAAATGGTATTGTTAGTTATTCTGCAGTGATGACTGCTAAACATGAGAAACTAAACAAGTTGGAAACATGGTCAGGTATTTTTAAGGAAGAAGTATGAGCGATATCACAATCCATGGAGTAAGTAAGCGTCAGAAACGCATGCTGAATATTATGTGGAATCTTGATTCAGAGGAAGACTATTTTGAATGGTATAATTCCTTAGACGAAGAACTTCAGAAAGAAGCCGAGTTGCTGCAACGAATGATTATCATGGCAGAACTTGACAACGAAGTCCGTGATACAACCGATGCAAAAGAAATGTTAAAGAAATTTGCTTTGTAAGAGAAAGACATGTATAATAAGACTATGAAACCTAGAAATCCAATTGCAAAGGATTTACGCACTCCGAAATACCGTCAGCGTAGGGAAGAGAGCAAGGTTCAGTACATTCGTCAACCAAAGCATAGAAAGGCAGATCATGGACTTGGAGTATGAACTTTACCGTGAAGGTCTAACACGAACAATTAAGATTAGAGAGCATAATGCAAATGCAAGTTATGCAACGATTGAGTTTACAATCAAAAATAAATTAGTCGATTCAAATGGCAAAGTTATAATTGATGGTGGACATACTTGTTTCTTTGAACCAAAAGAATTTAAAGAATTTTTTGAACCAATTATTAATGAATTGAAAGTGAGATTAGATAATGCAAACAGTATTCAAAAATGATAAAGAATTTGAAGATTTTAAAACATGGACACTAGGAGTTCTCCACGATGACAAAGTCAAAAACCTGTGCGTTACTTTCACCAAAGCAGATGGCACCGAAAGAGCCATGCAATGCACCCTTGTCGAAAGTCGTATCCCAACCGACAAGATCCCCAAAACCGAAGGCTCGCCTACCACGTCTAATGGATCCGCAGTTCGGGTCTTTGACACAGAAAAAACCGAGTGGAGATCTTTCCGCTGGGAATCCGTAATTAAAGTGGAGTTTACACTATGAAGTATTTGTTGATTGTAGGTATTGTTTTGGCTGTTGCGGTAATTATGCCTATCGCAACAATTTGGTCTCTCAATACTTTATTTCCCGCATTGGCAATTCCATTCACTTTTGATACTTGGATAGCATCAATTATCCTTGGTGGTGTTGTGGGTGGAACAACTGGCGTTTCTTTTAAATCTAAGTAAGGATATATCATGGCAGTGAATACAGCAAAGCGTAGACAAGCAACAGCGAAAGCCGAAGCATTTATGAAAGGTGATGAGCGAGTACTCTCACAAGATAATTATACACGAGATTTGTTGCATGCACTGAACTATTATAATTCCAATACTGATGACAAAGATAAAAAGAAATGGTTCATCAGCCACTATGCTAAGATCGATAAGAAAGTAGCAGTAGAACTTCTTAAGGTTGATGAATACCATTTTCGTACTCCAGGTATCCTTGCTCGTTTGATGGATCTTGGATCTGAATTGCGAGAAGCTGAACAGAATCATTATAATGTTGGCGTTGAGAAACTACTCAGCCAAATTAAGGTTCGTCAAAAATCTCAAGATAAACAAGATAAGAAATTAGCTGATGCCGCAAAAGCAGCATCTCCTGCTAATGTAATTTCAATTCAACAAAGAATGGAAGAGAAAGCCCATGACTTGGCTGGTGAGATTGAAGGTGCAATTGATGACTTTGTTCTCAATGGTTGTAAGTCCGACTTTTCAACAAAGAATTATTTACTTTCGAATCAAGTGGCTGGACCGATTGCTAAACGCATTGGAGAGTTGTTTGTACATACTTCCCAAGAAATTGAGGAAGCCATTGCTGGGACTGATGCGCAACTTGTAGAAGGTTATTCACATTTTAACAAACGTGAGTTGAAGAAGTTTTCAGAATTTTTACAGACTATTATTGCTGACTGCAATCAAATGGTACAGACTGCTAAAGCCAATCGTGCACCACGTAAGCGCAAAGAAGTTTCTCCAACCAAGATGGTTGCTAAAATGAAATTTATGCGTGAATTTGCAGAATTAAACTTGAAATCAATCAACCCAACAGGTATAATTGGTTCAAGTGAAGTTTGGTTCTATAATACGAAGTATCGTCGTGTAGGTGTTTATAAGGCTGAGAATGGAACAGTTTCTGTTAAGGGAACTACTATCATTGGCTTTGATATTAAAGAATCAAAAGCATTTACACTACGCAAGCCAGAAGAATTCTTCAAAGGACTTGCTATGGGTAAACGTGCACTGAATGGTGCTATTAAAAATTTAACGACAAAACCGAGCACACCGAATGGTCGAATTAACGAAGAGTGTGTATTGCTAGGAGCATTTTAATTGATACTTATAGATTATAGTCAGGTTGCTCTTGCAGCGATTCTTACCTTCCAACGTGAGTTGAAAGGATCTGAGTCAGAGATTAAGAATCTCATTCGTCATGTAACGCTGTCCACAATCAAGTCATACAAGAAAAAGTATGGCAAAGAATATGGTGATGTAGTTATTTGCTGCGATGGTCGTAAATACTGGCGCAAAGAATTCTTTGAATACTATAAAGGTATGCGTAAAAGCAACCGAGAGAAATCTGATCTTGATTGGGGTTTGATCTTTGATACTTTATCAGAGATGCGTATCGATCTTGCTACTCATTTTCCATACAAGGTTCTTCATATCGATCGTGCTGAAGCAGACGACATCATTGCAGTTATGACAAAGTATGTTCAAGATAATGAATTGGTACAACAAGGTTTGGTTGAAGAATCTCAAAAGGTTTTAATTCTATCTTCTGACAAAGACTTTAAACAACTACAACTTTATCCTAATGTAAAGCAATGGTCTCCAATGCAGAAAAAGTATGTTACTGCAACTCAACGAGAAATCATTGAGCATAAGATTGAACATATTGTCAAAGGCGATACTGGTGATGGAGTTCCAAATATTCTAAGTAAAGATGATGTGTTTATGGTTGGTGAACGTCAGAAACCTATGAGCGCAAAACGTCTCAAAGAATTCTTTGAGAATGGCTTTATTGCTTGTAAGAATGATGAAGAACGTCGCAATTGGCATCGTAATGCTACTCTGGTTGACTTTGACTTTATCCCAGAGGATGTGTCAAAAGAAATTATTTCAACATACCTAAATACTAAACCGACAGGTGATAAGATGGCTATTATGAACTATCTGATTGAGCACAAATGTCGTTTATTGTTAGATGAACTAGAGGACTTTTAATATGCGTAAATATGTAACCCAAATGCTGGAGGAAATCAATGCAGATCCAAAAGCAATTGAGAACTTTAAAGATGATGCGGTTTTGAAATTAATTTTCGAATATGCATTTGACCCTTCAAAGAAAATGATTCTTCCAGAAGGAACACCACCATTTAAGCCTGCAGATGAACCATTGGGTATGACTCCAACAAATCTGTTCAGCGAAATGCGTAGACTATATGTTTTCTGCCGAGCAGATTTGTCAGCACTAAAGCGTGAGGGATTGTTTATCTCTATGCTTGAGGGTTGCCATCCTACAGAAGCAGATGTTTTGATCGCAGTTAAAGACCAGACACTACATAAAAAGTATCCAAAGATCACACGAAAATTGGTAACTGATGCTGGGTTCGTTCCACCATTGGAAAAGAAAGCCAAAGAAAGTGCGACATCTTGAAGACGAAGACAGAGATTTTATCCTATTCCTTCTAAGTCTTGAAGAGGATGAGTTCAAAATGATGCTCAACTCTATGACTGAAGCGGAAGCCATGATTGTATTAAACGATATTCAACTCGCAAGAGAAGAATTGTTTGATGATCAAATGGAAAAAGAAGGAATGAAATTTGCAGAAGAAATTATTAATAAAATTAAAAATCTTTAAAATGGAATTATATTATGTTTTGGATTAAACCAAAAGAAATTGTAGTTGATTGTTTTACTCACATGCCAAATGTATATGCTGGATATAAACCAGCACCAGCGATAGATTTTATTCCAGAGGGGTGGAAACGTCTTCCAAAAACGGTAGGTGTTCAATATGATCCAGATAGTAATGTAACAATCCCCCATGCAACAATGAAATATTGTAAAGGATTCACGAGTTTATTTGCATCTGGTTTCATTATACCATTGTTTATTGATATGATTTTTGATACGACTAAACCAGATAAAGTAGAAAGGTATTCTCCATCTAATGTTAATCACTGGGGTGATCATCCAAAATTCCAAATGTGGGATGGGCTATATAATGGTCATAAACATGTAAAAATTATGAATCCATGGTGTTTTGTAGAGAAAACTGGTGTAAAATTTGCATGGAATCGTTGTGACTGGAATAATACTGATAATGCTGGTAATTATCATGTTCTGTCTGCTGTTATTGAATTTAAATATCAAGTAGCAACGCAAATTAATATGTTTGTTAAAGATAATATTCATTTAAAACTAGAAGCTGGTCAACCAATGGTTCACTTGATTCCTCTAACAGAAAATAAAGTAAAATTGAAACACCATTTAATTACTAGAGAAGAATATGACAGAAAATTTCGTGTTAATCTATCAAAATTTGCTGGTAATTATAATGAAGTAAAACGTATTAAAGACAAGAATGCTGAAGAAAGTAAATGTCCTTTTGGGTTTGGAAAATAAATGAAACAAAAATGGATTGATGCTTTTATGGATACAGCTGAACGATTTGCTCAGTTGTCTTCAGCAATGCGCTTGCAGGTAGGTGCTATTGTTGTAAAAGACGATCGTATTATCTCGATCGGTTACAATGGTATGCCATCTGGGTGGGACAACAATTGTGAGGATCTAGTTCAACATAGTGATGATACATTATCTTTTAAATCGAAACCAGAGGTGCTTCATGCTGAAACAAATGCGATCGCAAAACTTGCTAAGTCTAACGAATCTGGTATGGGTGCTACTATGTTTATTACCCATGCTCCATGTTTGGACTGTGCCAAACTTATCTACCAAAGTGGTATTAGCAGTGTTCTATATCGGGACTCTTATCGCAATACTGATGGCATCGATTTTCTTGAGAAATGCAAGATCGAAGTCAAAAAGACTTGACTTTAATCAATAAATAATCTATAATAGGTGTAACAAAGGAGTTAATGCTATGAAAAAGATGTTGTTAGGTTTTACCCTTCTTGCAGTTGCAGGAAGCGCAATGGCTGACGGATACTATCATGGACATGGTGGAGGTTACTACCGCACTGGTGGTAACTGGGTTGCTCCAGCAATTATTGGTGGCATTGTAGGATATGAAATGGGTCGCCCACGTTATGTCTATGAAGCACCACCAGTTGTTGTTCAACAACCAGTGATCATTCAGCAACCACAAGTAATCTATCAACAAGCACCTGCTCAACAGAGACAAGTTTGTAAAACAGATTACATTATTATCAATAATATTCAAAGAACTGCTCAAACTTGTTGGTTTGAGTGAATTTTTTTCCTAAATAAATCATAACCCTACTGTTTGTAAGGTTAATAAAAATATCGCTTGACTTTAATCAAAAGGTGTAGTATAATTTCTACTATGAAAACATTAAACATATCCAGATCGTTGAATAAACATCTTCCGCTTAATAGTGGATGGGTTTGCTCACGCTCACAGTTTAATGGCACACCAGCAACATTAGCGATTGAGTATGATAGTGGGGGTTTTGGAAAGTAAAGTGTAAATAACTTACTTTGTTTCCCAAAACCCCGATGATGAAAGTCTCGGGGTTTTTTGTTTTACGGTAATCCCTACCATCGTGTAAGGTTATCGCTTGACTTTGATTGTTACTTAATGTATAATCAGGTCAGTTCTTTAAAAATTTGCGTACCAAAATGTTCCCGAATGGTGTAGTGGTAGCACAACAGACTTTGACTCTGTTAGTATAAGTTCGATTCTTATTTCGGGTGCCAAAT